GCTCATCACCGGCACCGACAGTGCCCGCAACAGCTCCCACAGCGCCGAGAACAACCCGGTCAATGGCTGCCAGTTATCGATCACCAGCCCCAGCGGGCTCCAGGAAAACAAGGTCTTGAAGAAGTCCAACAGCGGCAACGCCAGGGCCTGGATGCCCTGCCACAAGCCACTGAAGAACTCGCTGAGCGGCGCCCAGGCCTGGGTCGCCTCGCCGACCACCGAGCTCCAGAGCCCGGAGAAGAACCCCGTGAGCGCGCCCCAGGCACCGGCCAGGGCCTGCAACGGGCTCCAGCCGAACAGACTCTTGAAGGTGGCGAAGGCCACTTGCGCCGCCTGCTGCAGGCTGTTCCAGATCCCGCTGAAGAACTCGGATATCGGCTCCCAGTAGGCCACGATCAAACCGGCGGCCACGGCGATCGCCGCCGCCACGATGCCCACCGGCGAGGCCAAGAGGCCGACCACCGCCGCCAGGCCCATGGCCCCGGTGGTAACCACGGTGAAAGCCACGGCCGCTGCGGCCAAGCCTTCCACCAGGGCCGGGTTGTCGGCGACGAAGGCACCGACACTGCTGATCAGCGGGGTCAGCCCGGTGATCAAGTTGTTGACCGCCGGCAGCAGTGCCTGGCCCATCTTCAGCGACACCCCTTGCAAGGCGTCGTCGAACTGCTTGAGGTGGGCCGAGGTTTCACCCAGGGGCACTTGCGGTGCCTTGAGCTGGGTGAGTTGCTGGCTGCTGGCTTGCAGGTCGTCCTCGGCCTTGATCGCCTGCTTGATGCCATGGATGAACGGCTCCAGCAAACCGCCACCCTTGATGAAGCCGCCCAGGTCGAGGGAGCCGAGGCCACTGTCCTCGATGCTCTTCTTGAAGGCGCCGATCCTGGCGCGGATCCCCGACATCTGGGCTTCGAGTTTCTGTGCGCCGAGCACCACCACGGACATGTGCACCGTGGTCTGGATGTTCGTCAGGCTCATGCTTTGTTGAATATTCGCCATCACTGCACCTGCTGCATCGCATTGATCCGTTGCGCGTGCTCCAGTGACTCGCGGAGCACATCCAATGGCCTGGCCATCATCTGTTCGGGGTCAACCTTCCAGAACCAGGCCAGGTCATAGGCGGCCGCGATCAGGTCGCCGATGGCTGCGACGCCGCACTCATGAAAAAACTCGCGACGGCCCAGCTCAGGCCGTTGAGGTCGGCCAGGTCCAACTGGTTCACCGAGGACGGTGGGATACCGGCGCAGACCGCGATGTACTTGGCCGCGACATCCATGTCCAGGCTCACTTCCTCGCTCTTGTCGATCCGATACGGCAGCGCCTTGATGTTGCGCACCTCCTGCACCGTCGGGCGGCGCAGGGTCAGTTCGTCGAGCGTTTCGCCGTGGGCTTCGATGGCCACTTGCAGCTTCACGACTTGAGTCATTGCCAGGTCCCCTTCACGCCGTTGAACACCAGCGCGATGCTGGCGTCGTCGCCCTTGGATACCGGCTCGTCCACCAGGTAGGCGCCGGCCAGGACGAAGACCTTGCCGTTGTTGAATTCGCAGGTGACGGTCATGTCGGTACCGGCCACCAGCTGCTTGAGCGGAAAGTCCGGGGTGTGCAGCGCCGTGACCTTGAACGTCGGGGTGACCTCGACTTCCTTGTAGAAACCCGGCACGACGGTTTCACGCTTGGTGGACATCAGCGGCGCCTCGCAGCCGCCGTTGATCGTCAGTTGAGCACCGTCGACCTTGACGTAGCAGGTGCCCGCAATCACTTGACCCATGGTGTTTCTCCCTTCAATAAAAAGCCCACGCAAGGTGGGCTGGATTCACAGTCGAACGTGCGTTCAGGCGACGTTGTCGTACTGCAGGCGGAACTGGTTGAGCAGCGCGAACACTCGCAGGCCGTTGATGTAGTCCGGCGGGAACAGCACGTTGATGCGGTTCGGGTCCCGGGCATCGCGTTCCACCACCAGGTGCTCAGCGAACAGCTCGGCGTTTTCCACATGGCCTTCCAGCTCCAGCTTGGCGTACTGGGCGATCAGCTCGCCGCGAATGGTGCTCGGGGTGACGATCGGCTGGCCGGCGCCGAAGCGGGTGCCGTCGGCGGCCAGCTTGTGGCGCCCGTACTTGCTGGTGATCACGCTTTGCAGGCGGCGCACGATGTAGGCCGACTGGTGCAAGGTCTCGCTGTCCAGGTAGGAGTTGTCCGCCTGGCCGAAAGCGTTCTTCTGGTAGGTGGTGATCGAACGCTGGATGCGCACGTAGCCGCCTTCGTAGTAGGCGGTGGCGATGCCGTAGTTGAGCAGCGACTGGCGCTCGGTCAGGGTGAAGCGCTCGCTGGCCGCGGCCGGGTCCAGGCCTGGCAGGCTGCCGCTCTGGGTCGGACGGCTGGCATCGGCGGAGATGAACACCGCGGTGCGCGCGGCCAGTGCCGCAGCCTGGACCCAGGCCGGTTGCGGAACGCCCGGTTCCAGGGCCTGGATGGTCATGTGCTGGTCGTTACGCGCCTGCCCGGCGGCGACCAGGGTGCCCACGGTGCCGCGCTTGGCGGTGTAGACATGGCCGAACAGCTGCTTGGCCCAGGACCAGCGACCCACGCTGTCATCCATGACCGCTTGCCAGGTGTTGAGGCTGGCGACGTCGGTCCAGGGCATGCAGATGAACTCGAACGGCTCATCGCCCAGGGCAGCGACCGCGGCGACCTGGTCAGGCACGCCGGCACCACCGGCCATCTTGCCGATGACGATGGCCAGGCCTTCCGGGGTGCTCTCGCCGTTGCTCTTGCCCAGGCGATTGAGCTGCAGGCTGATGTCGTTGCCGCTGTCGCCGGTCCACTTGGCGTTCAGGGTCACCACGCCTTCGGCGGCGCTGGCACTCAGCGGCAGGTCGGCCGAGGTGTTGATCTTCTGCACCAGGGCGGTGGCCGCCTGGGCTGCGGTGGCGCCCTTGACGATGGCGGCCTGGACCCGCACGCCGCCCACATAGAGGTTGAGCACGCCGCTCTCGGTGGCGCTGCCGGTCAGGGTCAAAGTGCCCTTGGCCACGCTGCCTTCACTGTTGTGCAGCGGCAGGCACCAGATCTCGCCGACCGGGTCGGTCTTGCGGAAGGTCTCGTACATGGAGGCCAGCATCGAACCCTGGCCGCCGATGCTCTTGGCCAGGGCCACGCTGGACACCAGCACCAGCTTGCCCACGTCGCTGGCGGGCACATTGTCGTTGACCTGGGCGACGATCAGGCGGCGCATGGCCGACGAGGCGCTATTGGCCGCCGAGTTGTCCATCTCGGCATAGAACAGCGGAACACGAATGTCCGCGGGGATATTGCTGAATCCGATCGCCATTATTGGGCTCCCTTCGGTTGTGCCGCTTGCACGGCGTTGATGGTGATATCGCCATCGGCCAGACGGCGACGCCACCAGGCGTTGTCCGTGACTTCACGGCCGGTGACCGGCAGCAGGTCGCCCGCTTCCGGATCGGGTACGGCACGGCCAGCGGCCGGCAGCACGGTGATGCGTTTGCTCATTGCTTCAGCTCTCCTGAGAAAGTCAGCTCCAGGCGCCCATCGGGACCCGGGCTTTTCAAATTGGGGTCCGCCGGATCGATGGCATCGACCCGCACCGTGACCCCGGTAAAGGACGGCAAGCCGTCGAGTTCACGTTCATGCCAGGTTTCCGCCGGCTGCCCGGAACGATTGCGCCCCAACTGGAACTCGGCGAAAAAGCGCAGGCGATAGAGCAACCGCTCATTGCCCACCGGCACCAGCTCACCGCCCTCGTACTGGATCGGGCTGTACTCGGCCCCGGGCTTGAAACCCACCAGCGCGCGCCAGACCTCGGCCCGCAGGTCATGGAGCTGGTCCAGGGCCTGTTGCGGGTGAGTGGCATCGAGGAGCAAGGCGACTTCGAAGCGGTCGCGGATGATCTGGCGGAAGGTGTTTTGTGCGGTGGAGGGGGTGGCGAGGTCCGCCACAGGCAGAATGTAAGCAACTACGAGGGAGGATATGGCAGCTGCTGCAGGTACCGGACCTGCTATCACATGTTCGGCAATACTCGGACATTGATTACGCAGCTGTTTGGCAACAGCGGTAATATTCATCAGGTTTCCTAATAACTATTAAAGCCCCATAAGTCATTTATGTTCCAAAGGGATATTACTGCGCTATGTGGAGAGCCAAGCCCCGTAAAAACGGACGTCTACAAAGCTCTTTACATAATCCCACGACACCCAATACATTAGAGCCGAAACAACACCAATCTAAAAAAGCAGGGAGCCACCCTCGACACAAAGTCTTTTCAACTGGTATTCATCAGACCTGATGATTTCAATAAAGCATATAAAATTTAAACATTTAGAATCGGCATTGAAGGCAAGTCAAAGAATACGGCCCCTGGGATTCCGTATGGAAACATCCCTGCCGGAGCATCCATAAACGACTCTAGAAAAAGTAAAGGCCTGCCTGCAGATTCCCACCCAAAACCCACTTCAGTCACCACAGAAACCGGACCAAAGTTACTATTGGTGAGCCCAAAAAAAGCGAACGCCAGCAAGCCTAATGCAACATACTGACCATTCTTAACCGGCGACGTCCCATAGTGAAATAGATCGTCACGACCGTTAACAAACGGGCTTCCACCAGCTTTAACCCAGCCAGATGTTTCTCCGGATATTTCTCCTGAAAACGTGAGCATTCTCCGACCAGCATCAAATACATTTATCCTTTTCATTGAAGACAGAAAGTGTCCATCGTTCTCCTGGAGGCAAGTCGGTGGCATATACTTGCCAATCCAACTTGATTGCTGCGCCTCTTACCCTGACTGAAATTCCCGTCCAAGCTCCAGGCGCACCTAAAACGGTAATACCCCCAATCAGTCCTGCCCCTGACCATTGAGCAACACAAATGATAGGTAGATTAGCCGAGTTGATAGAAGCCTTGAATGAAACTTGAGTAACGCCAACTCCACAGTCCGTCACTCCTGAAGAACCTAGAGAATAATTAAGAAAGTTAGAGTCTACGAGAGTATCTCCATCAGGATTTTTTATAATCATCCCATAGTTCATTTTTTTACCACCAAAACTATTTCGCTAGGGCACATGTAGGCTGGTCGATAATACCAGGCGTAACTCCAGACTATTTTCCCATCCATGAGATATACCGAGACACCAACCTGTGAAGGATCTCCTTTAGGTATGGAGTATACGTACGCATTATGTGGCCCATAACCGGGGACGCTTTTTTCTCCAGCCTCAATTTTTCCGACTGAAAAACGCTCTACCACACGCAAAGACTGACCAGTCATCGTGTTAACGAGCTTCTGATCAGAGTCATATATCGCAAACCCGAAACTCATGCCGTCAAGTCTCCTATATGCACTCGAAGCTTATTATTAGAGTCGATAACCTTGATTGAGCGATTAGTTATACTTAGATGACCACCGCCAGATATAGACCCATTAAATTCAAGGTTCCCCGCCTTATCTAAACGCCAGCCTCGACTACCTGCCTCATAATCATCAGACTCGATATACTCACCAATATGAGCAGTGGTTATCGAGCCCTTAGCAATATATGCAGAGTCTATATAGGTACTACCATTCTGAATAACAAACGGGGATATCGCCTTGGCAGTATTAGGATCGACAACCGCAAACCGATTAGCCGCAACCAATACCTGACTGGTAATAACGCCCTTATCGTTCTCGACCCCAACACCAATCCCCGCCAGATAGGGTTTGTTATCCACCGTCAGTTGCGTCTTGATCGAGTACATCGCCGCCAGCTCGCGCTTCATGGTCTCGACTTCGACCTGGGCGCCGCCGCCGGACTCGATCTTCTGCAGCAGGTGCTGGCTCAGTTGCGTCTCGCTGATCTTGTCGCTGAGGTATTCGAGGATCGGCCCGGCATCCGAGGATGACTGTCCGGTGATCGGCCCATGGAAGGCACCCTGGTTGCCGATCCTGTCCACCAGGCGCGCCCAGAAGAAGAACCGTACGCCAGCGGCCAGGCCCATGATGGTCAGGTCGGTCTGCGGGTAGGCGTAGTCGCCGAACTTGGTGGCGGTCGCCACGTCGCTGCTCTGGCTGTACCAGATCTCGGTCCGTTGCAGGTCGGCGGTGCTCAGCCCGGCCGGGATGCTCCACTTGAGCTTGATGCCGAACACGATCGACTCGGCGTTGAAGGAAGCCACCATTGGCGGCGGTGTGGTCTTGCCACTGAGCACGGTCTCGACCGAGGTGGCGAACACCGAGCCGATGTCCAGGGCGTTGATCGCCCGGACCTTGGCCACGTAGCGCCCGGCATAGATACCGCTGACTTCGAAGGCGTTGCCCCCGGTACGTCCGGCGAACACCCAGTCCCCGTCGTTCTTGCGCCAGTGCACCTCGTAGGCGATGGCGTTGTCCGGGCGTTCCCAATCGATGGTCATGACCCCGACCGCGCTGCCCTGGTCGACGAAATGCTCGTTGCGCACCCGCACGTTCTTCGGCGGGTTCTGCACGCTCGGCGGGATCACCGTCACCGGTGGCTGGTCGATGCGCGCGCCGTTGTCGATCGCCGCGAACTTGGCGGCGACATGCTTGACCGCGCTGATGCTGTACTTGATCGCCGAGCCGGAAAAATCCTCGGCCACCGACAACACGCGAAACTGCTGGACCGCCAGGGTCGGCGAGTCGATGGCCCACATCGAGTGCACCGGTGGCAGCTCCTCGAGTTTTTTCTCCAGCACCACCCGCTGCACTTCAGCGGGAAAGCCAGTGGTGTCGAGGGTAATCGCGCCGCTGTCCCAGGTGATGCCGGTGCTGTCCCAGGTCAGTGGATAACCCACGGACTTGATCACCCGGGAGATTGCCTTGCCGGTGGGCATGATCAGGGTCAGGGTATCGCCGGGGTAGGCCTTGACGTCGGCATCCAGCACCAGGGCGTCCAGGGTCGCCGAGCGCAGGCGCCCGCCGATCCGCCGGCCGGCCCGGTCGTTGTCCGCCACGCGGATCACCTGCCCCGGACGCACCAGGGTGCCGTCCAAGCCCACGGAAAAACTCACGCTTTCGGTTTCCAGGCGGTTGGTCAGCAGCGCCCATTTGCCGATGCGCTGGGCCTGGGCCTGGGAGGTGCAGCCGGTGGCGGTGATCTCGGTCTGCTGCACGCCATAACGGGCGATGCCTTCCGGATCGTCGACGTACTGCACCTTCTGCCGGTAGAAGTCCGCCGGGTCGTTCCAGCTCACCAGGGCCACGCTGTAGCGGGTCTTTTTCGCCGAGCCGCCGTAGACGAATTTGCCGTCGATCACGTTGGCGTTGCTGTAGGTGTACACCGGGTCTTCCGGCATGTCGGCCACCGCCATCACCGAGCCTGCGCCCCAATAGGCCATGCCGCGGAAGGTGGTGGCCAGGTCCTGCAGCACTTTCAGCGCATCGGCACGCACCGAGAGATAGAGGTTGCAGGTAAAGCGCGGCTCGGTGCCGCCCTTGCCATCGGACACCGGTTGGTCGCAGTACTGGCCGATGCGGTACAGCTCCCACTTGTCCACCTGGCCGGCGTTGAGCAGGTGCCCGAGGCCATAACGTTGGTGCAGCAGCAGGTCGTAGTAGATCCAGGCCGGGTTGTCGGTCCAGGCCGACTTGAAGGTGCCGTCCCACACGCCGCTGTAGGTCCGGGAGGCCGGATCGTAGTTGCTCGGCACGCGGATGATCCGCCCTTGCAATTCGAAGGAGCGGTTGGGAATCGACTGGAACTGCGAGGCATCGAACTGCAGGCCGATGATCGCCGAACCCGGGTAGCGCAACTTGGCGTCGATCACATCGGTGATGGACTCCACGCTGGTGGTATCGGCGATCGCCCCGCTGCTGGAGTTCGCCGTCAGCCGCCGCACCCGCACGCTCCAGCCGGCCTTGGCCGCTGGCAGATCGACCCGGTGGGAGCGCTCGTACTTGCTGGAGCTCTTGCCGCTGAAGGCCGATTGCAGCACTTCGACGAACGCCCCGCCGTCGGTGGACAGCTCGATGACGTAACGCACCGTGTAGCCGTTGGTGTCGCCGTTGCTGGTGTTGGTCTGGGCCAGGCGCGAGACCGCCAGGCGGATGCGCACCGCCGACAGTTGCAGGTTGGTGATGGCGCGGGTCCAGGGTTGGTCGCTGCGCAGTTCCACCGCCACCTGGGACTCGTTCTCCACCGCCGGAAAGCCCGGGATGTAGGTCTGGTCCTGGCTGCCGTTGCGAGTCTCGAGGCTGACCCCGGAGAAGTTCAGGCTGCCGTCGGCGTTGGCCAGGGGCGTCTCGTTGAGAAACACCGAGCGCTTGCCGTTCTTCAGGCCCACGATCTCGCCTTCACTGACGAGATCGAGGATCCGGGCATAGGCCGTGCTGTGCAGGCTGTCCGGGGCTTCCACGGAGGGACGGGGCGGCTTGGCGCCGCCGCCCTTGCTACCGGCGAGAATGGGGTCGGTCATGGCTTTCCTTCAGGCGAAATGAGGCCCGCGGCATCGCAGGCAGGTGGAAGACGGGAATGCTTAGAGTTGGTCCTGGGCGTAGATGCCGGAGCTGATCACGGTGCTGCCGATGGTCAACTGGCCATAGAGCAGGCCCACCGGATTGCCCTGGGCCGTGGTGTTGATTGGCCCGTTGAAGCTGTAGCTGGGGCGGTTTTCCGGGCGCTCCTGGGCGCCCAGGCCCTTGGGCATGGGCGCGAGCATCTGCGTCACGCCGCCCATCACCAAGGTCGCCCCGGTCATCATCATGGCAGTGACTGCCGGGCCGGTGAGAAAGCCGAAGGGGTTGTAGTAGGCCACGGCCATCAACACCGCGCCGAGGATGGTCTGCAGGCCCCCAGCGCGCTTGGAGCCGCCGAGCACCGGGGCGATGCGGATCACCTGCTTGCCCAGGGGCTGGTGGATATCGGTCTCGGACAGGTTGCGCCGGCCGTTGAACACGGCAAAGCGCAGGCCCTTGTCGGCGCTTTGCACCATGTAGCGCTCAAAACCCGGGAACTGCCGGAAGTAACCCATCACGTCCTTGAAGCCTGCGCTGATGGCCACCCGGTGTTCACGCCCGAACTGCCGTGCCAGGGAGCCGGACAGCAGCACGGTTTGCATCTTTTGTGGTTCTACGGCCAAGCCCATGGGGTTCTCCTGGCGATAAAAAACCCGCTGCGGCGGGTTGGGATGGACAACGCAGACCGCTGTTTCAGAGCTGGTCCTGGGCGTAGATGCCGGCGCTGATCACCGAGCTGCCGACGATCAACTGGCCATAGAGCAGGCCCACCGGGTTGCCCTGGGCCGTGGTGTTGACCGGGCCATTGAAGCTGTAGTTGGCACGATTGTCGGGACGGTCCATGGCCCCCAGGCCCTTGAGCTGCGGCGACATCATCTGCATCACCCCGCCCATGGCCAGGGAAATACCCATGCTGGCGGCGAAGGTCCAGCCGCTGGAAGCGCCGGTGCCGATCAGGCCTGAGGCGGTACTGCCAGTGGCGGCTATGCCACCGGTGAAATAGGAGGCTGCCACCACCAGGGCGACGCCGATGATGGTCTGCAACCCGCCCGAGCGCTTGCTGCCGATGAGCAGCGGGGCAATGCGGATATCGCTGTTGCCGCAGGGAGCATGCAGGCGATCCTGGCCCAGGTTGTCGCGCCCGAGGAACAGCGAATAGGTCACCCCGCGATCCTTGGACTCCATCAGGAAGGCCTCGAATCCCGGCACCAGCACGCACAAGGCGCGGATCGCCTCCGCAGCACTGCCCACCGCCAACCGATGCACCCGGCCGAAGCGGGCTCCCAGCGAGCCGTACAAACGCACGACCCGAACTTTTTGCTGATTCATCACATGACTCCCAGGAAGAAAGATCCCCGGTTGGCAGCCGGGAAAGGCAGCGGCCTCAAGCCGACGCCATGAGCTGGCGATGGCGCCAGATGCTGACCGTGACCTCGTCCCAGTAGCCGCCATAGGTGTCGCGCTTGCTGTCGCGGCCATAGAGGTGGTGCAGGATGGAGCCCGGCGCCGGGTAGTGCGCAGGCTCACTCTTGAGCACGCCGTCGGCCAGGTAGATGGCCGCGTGGTTGGGTACTGGCGAGCGGATCTGCATCAACACCACGTCGCCCTGGCGCAGGTCCCCTACCCGCTCGAAACCGGCCTCGGGCAAGTGCTCCAGGTAGAGGTTGCCGCCCTTGTCCCACCAGCCGTCCTCGCGCTGGTAGTTGCCCAGTTCTATACCCAGCTCGCGCCGGTAATAGTCGAGGATGATGCTCAGGCAGTCGTGCACGCCATGGGCGAAGGCCCGGCCAACCAAGGGTGCCTGATAGCCGCTGGGTGCCAGTTGGGCCCATTGGCCAATGCGCGGCTGGCCGGCGTCGTCCGCCAGCACCTGGACGATGTGCCAGGGCAACCCGGAGGCCTCGCAGGCCACCCGGTCCGCCTCGCTGGGCGTGGCCGGGTAATCCGGGTGGCTGTGGATCACCGCCAGCACCTCGCCACGCTCCTCGGCTGCCGCGTAGTCCGCGGGAGCCAGGCGAAAGTGCTCGCTGGGGGTGGCGGCGGTATTGCGACACGGCACATAGACCCGCCGCCGGCCCTCGCGAATCAGCAACCCGCAGCACTCGCGGGGGTATTCGGCCAGGGCGTGGCGCTCGATGGCCGCAAGGTTCGCCTTGTTCATGTTCAGCTCCGTAGCAGGCCCGCCGCAGGAAACGAACCGTAGGGCAGCGGGTTGTTCTCGCCGAAACGCAGCTTGCAGCTGCTCAGGCGCCCGCCGCATTTATCCTTGGCGGCATCGGTGACGATCACGTCGTTGACGTCCGCCACCGGGCCGCCGTTGTAGCCACAGTAAGGGCCGCGATAACCGCCGCAGCTGAGCCACCAGCAGACGTTGGCGACGATCTGCCGCCGTGGCAGCTGCACGCCGTTGAAGTCCAGGGCGCTGGACAGCTCGAACTGCACCACCTCGTTGTCTTCGGCGACCTTGCGCTCGACGTACCAGATGTCCGGCGGCAGCTCTTCCTCGGGGTCGGCCTCGGGCTGGCCGTCCAGGTACTTGCCCAGGGTCCGGTGACGAATCAGCCGGGCCCCTACCAGGTCTTCGAAATACAGCACCAGGGCGGTGATGAAACCATCGACGTTGCCCACCGACAGGGTCGGGGTCGGCTGCGAGCCCTTGCCGGTCATTTCGAAGCCCTCGGCCTGGATCGGCCAGGGGGAATACTCGAGCCCCTGCCAGAAGATCGACGACTGCTGGGGGTAACCGTGAAAACGGTAGAGTTCGGCGCCGAGGCTGGTGGCGTCGAGCTCGAAAAGCTCCACCCACGCGCCAGGCTCCAGGGTCTGGATATCGGCCGTAATTGGCATCGTGTTTCCTCAAGGCAAAAAGAAACCCGCGCGATGGCGGGTGGGGTGGGCTCTGGCTGCGCCTAGATCAGGCTGCGGGCCTCTGCGCGTTTCTCTGCGATATCTGCCGGGAGTTCTTTGCCGGTCTCAAGTTTTCGCACCACCAGCCAGTCGGTCTGGCGCAGGTATTCCCGGGCCTCGTTGGCTTTCCGGTCCTGCTCAGTGAAGGTTTTCTTGCTCTGCGAGAAGTCCATGGTCGTCCTCAACGGTTGGAGTTACGGGGGGCTGTGCGGGGTGATCGGTGGGGATATCCACCGGGCCGTCGGCGGTGACGGTCACAGGCTCAGGGAAGCGGATGGCGTCGGTGGCCGTGGCTTCGTCGTAGGGCATGAGCAGCGTGATCGACAGGACGCCATCAGCGGACATTGCAGCCTTGTCGGCGAACAACTTCGAGCCGATGGCCTCGGGTTCCAACTCATACCCTGGCTCAAGCGGCGAGAAGTCGAACAGCTCGCCGTTGACGGTGATGGCATACCCCTTGACTGAAACTGATTCGAGTGTCGGTAGCCTGTCCGTATACACGGGAGAAAACTTGATAATGACCATTACCGCCACCTCCCGATGGCAATATATTGAGGGTATGCCTCAAGACCGTTGTATGCGGAAAACATCGCTCCTCTACATTCTGTAGCAGTAGAGTACGAGCTTGAGCCCCAGGCGGACCCGTTTGGACTATTTACAGCCCCTACTGAGATAAGCGGGGCGACAACAAAAGCAGCCGGGAATGTGAAAACAAACGTCGGTGAAACCCATACGTTCCCAGCACCTATGGTGGTAGCTGACCGCGTAGGCGCGATATTCCAACAAATCATCGTTCCATCAGAGAACTTTATCGCACTGCCGTTTGCATTCGTGATGAACTCCTCGTTGACCTGCATCCACGACTGGATTGCGCCATTGACACAGCCCCTATAAAACATCTTGTTGTTAGCCGTGCTAAGAATCAGCTGCGTCCAGTTTCCGGTGCTCTTGTCATAGAACGACGTCCTTAGCGTTCCGTACACGCCAGGGTTCGGGCCGTTTAGCGTCCCTGGATACACCAACAAATCACCGTTGGCGGCTACTGCGTTGGCGTCCGTACAGGTCACAAGGTTGGTTGCGCCAACGCCAAAGTCTCCGGCAGCTAGCAGGCTGCGCCACGGGCTCCAGGCATTTGAGCTTTTCCCTCGCGAGTACATTTTTCCAGACGCCCAGTCTACGAACTGCTGGGATGCCGCCGTGGCGTTGCTACCAGCCTGGGTAATGAGCACGCCGGTCAAACTTGCACCTAGGATGGTGAACTGCCCCACCGCGTACCCACCGGTTAGATATGTATCGGGGTTCTGATTCACCCCTACGAATGGAGCATCATCCTTGGAGCCAACACCGTAATCCCCCTTGGCGATTCCGGCGACCCATTGGGCCTGCCAATTCCCGTTATCTTTGATTCTGCTATAGGACTTCCCGCTCAAGAAATTCACAGCGATTTGCATGGCAAATCCCGCGTCGTTCAATTGCAGATGAATGACGTAATGGTTTACCTGTGAAGGGAGAACCCCGGCGCCAGCCGGCCTGCAAAACGTGAAGGTATTCGCGGAAAGGCCGTTTAATTGACCCTCAGGTATATCCCGGATTTTTTCCGTCAACCCGTACTGCTGGAGGATTGTCTTTACTGTGGGCGAAAAGTCGCTGATCGTGCTGGCCGGTTGTGCGCCAGTATGGTTCGCACGAGCCAGCAGCTCGGCATCCGGCCGGTTTTTGGTCGCCCCCGTTTCGATCGAGTTGAGCTGGGCGCTGGCCTGCGCCGCTCGCTGATCCAGCTCGGCAAAGTTCTCATTGATGATCTGGGCACCGGTGCGCAGGTTGTCGCCGGTGCCATCGTTGGGCTGGGCGCCCGTCTTGATGGTTCTGAGGGTCATGGATGAACAGCCTGTTAAAGATGGGTACTGAGGAGCTTGCCGTCAGGAGCAGCCGAGCAGAAGGCCAGTCCGAAGATGGTCACCAAGACTGTGCACAAGGCAAAAAGAAACCCGCACGCTGGCGGGTGGGATGGATGCTGGCTGCGCCTAGATCAGGCTGCGGGCCTCTGCGCGCTTCTCTGCGACATCTGCCGGGACTTCTTTTCCGGTCTCAAGTTTTCGCACCACCAGCCAGTCGGTCTGGCGCAGGTACTCCCGGGCCTCGTTGGCTTTCTGGTCCAGCCCAGTGAGGGTTTTCTTGCTCAGCGAGAAGTCCAGGTCGTCCTCGACGGTTGGAGTTACGGGGCGGGCTGGTGGGGATATCAACTGCCATGCAAGCCAATTGACAAAAACCCGCTCGATGAGCCGGTTCTGTTATCAAGTCAGTGTCACTCGGCGCCACGGCCAGATACTGCCGTTGGTGCAGCCCCTTACCCACATTTCGTGCGCAGCGGTAGTCAGGGCGGTCTGCGTCCAGTTCGTAGCGTCGTACATTGCAATCGTCAACGTCCCGTAGGTGCCGGCGGACGGAGTATTGAGCGAGTTCGGGTCGTAACGATACGTTCCGCCACCTACCACGGCGTTCAGATCGTGCATGCGTATCGAGCCGCTCCCTGCATGCTCCTGGGTCCAAGCAAACCAGACACCATTGATTTTTTTCCTCGTCCAGACTGGGCTGTCAACGCTCAGGAGTGATGCCCGCTGCATGCAGTAATCACCAACCGCCCCGGCTTCAAGCCCGAAAACTTCGACGTACCAGTCTCCGGGTAGCGGTATGTTTTTTACGGAGCCGTCAGCCCACAATACCTGTCGTCCAGTGATGGCGTTTAGGTCGGTCAAGCTACCCTGCGCGTTACGAGGCAGGTAGGTGCCTTCCATATTTACTCGCTTCCACTGACCGGTAGTTCCTCCAAGGCGCTGTCGGACCCACATGATGCCCGTGCTGACGTTGATAGCGGTCTGAATGAATGAGCTGTCATCGTGTTGGTGGTGGGTAAGCGTCCCGAAGAACCCTGGGCCGCCAGGTGTGCCGTCGGTGATCCGGAAAATTCCATTTGCCGGGACCGCATCCGCGCTTCCGATGGTTACTGCGCTCCTTCCGCCAATACCATAATCGCCCTCTTTCAGTATCTCGAACCAGCGACTAAACATGCCTCCCGTACCAGAGAATGTGCGGAAGAACTTCTGCTCACCCTCGGCGTGCCCACGTGTCGTTGTGTACGTTTGGCACCCTGAATCCTTGGAGTGGACGCTAACCTCAAGCGTGCCGTAAGTCGTGGTCCTTGGCGCGTGAAGTGCGCCAGGGTTGCAGCGGTAGACGCCCTGGGTTCTTGCCGTGTCGCAGTCCGAAACAATAGGGATGCCATCCGCAATTCCCAGACCACTATCGCCAGCTAACAAGCCTTTCTTCCATTCATTCCACACATTGCTTTGCATGGTACGGGTATAAATGCGGCCGTCCGCCCAGTCGACGAACTGCTGAGAGCAGACGGTCTCGTTACTGCCCGCCTGAGAGATAAGGGCGCCAGTACGCAGGCCATGGGGAGCGATGTCGAACTGTCCCACCACATAACCGCCGGTTAGATACCTGTCAGGATTTAGGTTTACGCCAAGGAATGGAGCGTTGCTTTTTGCGCCAACGCCACAATCGCCCTCGTAAAGAACCCGAGTCCACGCTGACCATCCCTGGGCAGAGGACCAATGGCGAACCCAAGACGGCTTTGCGGCGGGCGCGTGCCACTCCTGCATGATTGTATCCAGAGGCGCCCCCGATACTTGTTCAAGGGAAGTTACGTCAAGAAACCCATTGACCCGCGGAACACCTTCGAGCACAGGAGCACCAGGCAAAGATGTACTTCCAGGGCCAATGATGGCGTATTGACCGGGAGTCTTGATGTCGTCGATAGAGCCGGTAGATACGATCACGCGCTTGACCGCAGCCCTTGAGAAGTCGCTGATCGTGGATGCTAGCTGGGTTCCAGTGTGGTTCGCGCGATCGAGCAGCTCGGCATCCGGCCGGTTTTTGGTCGCCCCCGTTTCGATCGAGTTGAGCTGGGCGCTGGCCTGCGCCGCTCGCTGATCCAGCTCGGCAAAGTTCTCATTGATGATCTGGGCACCGCTGCGCAGGTTGTCGCCGGTGCCATCGTTGGGCTGGGCGCCCGCCTTGATGGTTTTGAGGGTCATGGATGGAAGGCCTGTTCGAAGGTGGCGCTGAGGGTGTACATCCCTGCGCCCAACGGCGAGGGCTGGTAGGTCTTGCAGCGGTACAGTCCCTGTTCTCCCAGGGGTGGGGTCCAGTAGAACGGCGTGGCGCCACGATGGGCGTCGATGAAGGCGATGATCGGCTTGATCCGGCTTTCATCGCCGACGAAGGTCAGCGGCCAGGACTGGGTCTTGTTGTTGATGCCGTCCTGGACCACCTGCTGGTAGCCGTCGCCGAAGCGGGCCGACTTGAGGCGGAATTCGACGGTGCCCACGGGTTCCACCTTGGGCACCCAGGCGAAGGTTTCGATGGTCATGCTTTTCTCCGGGCGTGAGCCGTCGCGGCCGCTGGGTATCAGCGGCCGTTGATGACGGACCAGATCTGGCCGCCCGGCTTCAGGTCACGGGCGATCTGTTCGGCAGCGCCTTGTCGGGCGGCGCTGGCATAGGCGTTGGCGAGGTTCTGCTGGTTGGCGCCGGCTCCCTGGGCAGCGCCCTGGCCTTCGCCGACGTTGATGGTCTGCTGGATCACCACCTGCTGGTTGCTGGTGCTGCCGGCCGGTGCGCCCCCCAGCGCCACCACGCCCAGGGAACCATCGGCGCCCCGGCTCAGGGGCATGATCGCCTCGGGCCCGGCTTCGCCGAACAAGGCCATGGGCGCCAGGGTCGGAGCGCTGGCCACGGTGTTGCTGAAGACCCCGCCCTTGGCATTAGCGAATACCGGCATCGGCATTTTCGAAGTGTCAATCTGTGAGTTGAAGACAGTGGTGGCATCCCCCACCTTGAACTGCTGGGCAGCAGGAGTCGCAGCAGCAGAACCCGGCCACAGGCTCATCAGGGCCGAGCCGGCCATGCTGAACAACGAGCTCAACGCCCGCGATGCGGCCGTCTTGGCCGCCAGCATCGCCATGTCCTTGAGTACCGAACTGGCGAAGTCGGAAAAGGAAAACTTGCCGGTGGTGGCGAACTGCACGATACCCGCGCCCATCTTGTCGAAGGCGTTGGCGAACACGGCCTTCGACTGGGCTGCGGTGTTGTCGGAGGCGTTCATGTAGTCGTCGAAGGCTTCCGAGGCGCCGTTCTTCCAGTCCTGCATCGCCTCCGTCATCTGCTGGTAGTTGCTCTGGATCTGCAGTGCGGTTTCGCTGTGCTTGGTCTTGAGCTCTTCGAGCCTGGTGGCGTATTCGTCACCCTGCTCACCGCCTTTTCCGTAGGCATCGCCGGAGGGGAACTTGATCCCGGCCTGGTCGGCATAGGTGGCCGGCGCCTGGGTCGCTCCCTTTGGAAACTGGGCATCCAGGGCCTTGCGGGCCTGGGCATACTTCAGGTCGTTGTCGCTCAGGAGCTTGGCCCGTTCCTTCTGCCGCGCGCCCATGCCCACCTGGGCCGCTGCCAGCGCGCCGTCGCTGCGCAATTTGTCGAATTCGTCGGAATACGTCGCGAGTTTTTTCCCCGATTTTTCCAGGGTCTGCGCGTAGTCGGTTTCAGCGCTTTTGTTCTGCTTGAGCAACGCCGCCAGGCTGCCCTGTTTCTTGATGTACTGGTCGACCGCGGTGGTGGCCGGGTCATAGGCCTTGCGCATGTCGTCGAAGGCACTGGCGCTGGCGTCCAGCGCCGAGGCGGACGACAGGGTCATGGACTCGGCGATTTTCTTGCCGGCCTCGTCGATGCGCCGCTGCATGTTGCGCATGGCCTGGTCGGTGATGCGCTGGGCCTTGTCCAGGGCCCGCTCCAGGCCGCTCAGGTCCAGCCCTTGGGAAGCTGTTGCCATGGGGTTCTCCGGGTCATGAAAACCCGTCGAAACGGGTTCGGGAAAAGTGGCCTGGGATCAGCGCCACTCGTTCATCGCGCGTTCGAGCGACAGGCCCAAACGTTGTTCATGGGGCATGAAGTCCAACAACTCCGCCACGCCCCCGCCCAGCCGGTGGGTCTGCAGCGCCACCAGGGCGCTGCCCGCCTCCAGCCGCCTACCGGTATGCAAGGAGCCATATCGGTCGATATAGCGTCCCCATGCCAGGGCTTCGTGGTAGGTCATGCGTTCCTTGGCTTCGGCAATCGTCCGGCCGCCGACTCCGTTCAGCACCAACTCGTGCCAGAACTCATCGGCGGCCGTCAGTTTTTTGCCGCACCGCCGGTGCCGTTGACCTCATTGACCGCATTGAGGATCAAAAACCCCAGGGTCGGCTCCAGGCCGTAGGCATCCTCGTAGCTCAGGGCCTCGCCACCATCGGTGCCCAGTGCCACCGAAGCGGCGATGTAGCGGGCGTTGCGGCTCTGCTCGTTGTCGCTGTCGGCGAACAGCCGCTCGATGACCCCGAAGGACTGCCGGCGGATGTGCAAGGTGAAGGTGTCGGTCACCTCCTTGCCAGTCTTGCTGTCCAGGTGAGTCCAGCTCACCTGCTTCTTCACGGGCAGGACATCGACGATGCCGCCCTTGGCTTTGAGTTGCTTGAGGTTCATGGCGATGCTCAGGCCTTCTTGATCCAGGTGGAGCCACCGGTGCGCTGGATGGTCACGGTGGTGGTGACCACGGCGTTGAGGGCGAAGTTGAACGGGAAGTCCGAAACGTAGCCGTCGAAGGCGAACCAGGTGCGGGTGGTGGGCAGCTCGAAGTTATCGCCCTTGGTGTTGACGGTCGGCGCGACGCCCTTGCCGTCGGACCAGCCCACGACCCACTTGATGCTGGTCTCGCCATTGGCTTCGGACAGCTGGTGCAGGCGCACATGGCTGGCATTGGCCGGGTCGGCGTTGAGCCCCAGGCTGGCGGTGCCAGGGGTACGCAGGCCTTTCTTGTAGCTGCGCTCCTGGGCGTCGAGGGTGGTGTCCTCGATCTGCTCGGCAGGCGCGCCGCCGGGCTCGAAGGAAGTGACGTGCTCGACTTCCAGCACGGTGTAGGGGCCGCTGCCGGTCACAGGCGGGACCAGGGCGAAGATTTGCGTACCTTGGGTAAGAATCGACATCGGGTGTTCTCCAGAAAACAATGAAAAACCCGCGGTTGGCGGGTCGAGGGTGTGTTGCTCGGGTGCGGACCAAAGGCGCCGGGGCCAGGGCTCAAGGAGTTGGCGAGCCGTCCAGGTAGGGTGGCGCGTTGGGGTCCGGCTCTCGGCTCTTGATCAGGTCCACCAGGGCCTGGTTGCTCTGCGCCAGCAGGCGGATCGCGCCGTTCAAGGCGAACTGGCCATCGGCCTGGGCCTGGAGGGCGGCGATCAGGCGATTGATGGCCGCCAGTTCTTCGTCATTCATGGCTGGGTGCTCCGTATCCATCGAAGGTTATTGGGCGAGCGCGGGACTGCGTCATTCGCGTCCGCTGGGCAGCAACGCCGGGGCCTTGGCCAGGCCGGCCTGCAGTGCGCTCCAGAAACTTGCGTCTTCGTAGCCCATGGCCCAGACGCTGGTGCCGCCCAGGCCCAGGCGCCCGACCAGGGCGGCCTTGCTGCGAATGCTCTGGGCGTCGTCATACCAGAGCACCGGCTGCGCTCGCTCCGCACTCCACTCGACGCCGTCGGCGAAGCTGTTGACCGAACCCCAGGTGGCGTAAGGAGTGGCCGAGGGGGCGTCCAGGTGGGTGACGGCGTTGTGCTCGGCGATGATTTCCTCATAGGCCGACCAGTGCACCCGATTGCCGATGCTGTAGTCCTGGCCGTAGGCCGCCAGCCCGGACAGCAGCTTGCCGGCCGGTACTCGCGTTACCGCGTAGGCCAGCAGCGCTTGCTGCCAGTCAAGGCCCGAGCCCGGGCCCGGCCAGACTTCGCCGTGGAAGCCGCCGCTGCTCCAGCCCGGGCCCACCTGGTCGTAGGTCATCAGCTGGAAGTAATCCACCGCTGCTGCCAGGGCCCTGTAGTCGTAGCCTTGCAGGTATTCGGGCTGCTGGTCGTCGACCTTGGGCGGCACGCTGATGATCAGCTTGCGCCCTTGCGCATGCAGGGCCTGGCCCAGGGCTTTGACATAGGCGGAAAACGCCTTGGCGTTGCGCGGTTCCACCTGTTCGAAGTCCAGGTTGATACCGGCGAACCCGTTATCCCGGGCCAGCGTCACCAACTGCTTGATGGTGCTGGCACTCAAGGCCTTGCTGTTGACGATGGAGTGGGAAATGGCCGGGTCGAAGGCCGCGATGTCCTGGTTGTAGTCCGATACCGTCGGGTACAGCGGCAAGGACTTGGACTTGGCGAACGCGATGATCTGCCGGGTGGTGTCGTTCATGCCCTCCTGGTGCAACTGGCCGGTGACCGTCAGGCCGTAGGTGCTGCCCAGGCCCACGGCCGAGAGGTTGCGATAAAAAGCCTTGAGGTTGCTGTAGGAGGTCTCGACCTGGCCGTCGGTGTAGGCCAGGACAAAGGGCGCGGCCTGGGCCGCACTGGCCAGTGCCAGGGCGCAGCCGCCAAGCAGGCCACGCAAGAACCGCCGGATGCCTCGCGTCGAGGCCGGCTGGATGAAGTTGGAATTCATGAAATCTCCTGCGGGTGAACCGCATCGGGAAAAAAACCGGACGTCCGCAAAGGGGCCGTCCAAAGGCTCGCAGCGGACGCCGCCGACCTAGAGTTGCAGCACCTTCAGCGGCTTGGCCTTGGGTTTCGGCTTGCCCTTGGCCCGGGCCTTGCCCTGCTTGCCGCCATTACACTCCACCGTGGTGCTCCAGCCCGACGGGCTGAAGACCTGCTCCACCGAATCCACCAGGTACTCGCCATCCAGCCCGGCCTTGAAACCCTGGGCGTCGATCAGGCGTTCGGCGAACAGGTCGATGCGCCCGGGCAGATCCAGGCGCAGGGCCGCGGTGCTGCGGTTGAACGCCGCCAGGCGCGCCTTGGCGGCCTGCTCTGCCGCGGATTTGTTCGGGTAGATATGCCGGTCGGTGTGCACCGCGGGCACCCCGGCCGGGGCACTGTCGTTACCCAGTTCGATCACCTGCAGCTTGCCGCTCTTCTTGTCCTGGTGACGGGTCTGCACCGCCTTGTGGCTGCTGGTGTCGCCCAGGCGAAACTGATAGCGGCTCACCTCGTGGCGGTGGATGGTGACCTTGCCCAGGGCCTTGCCGCTGGCGCTCTGTCCCGCCTGGCGCGGCAGCACCAGCAACTTGCCTTCGGCGACCTTGGCGGTGCAGTCGTATTGCCGGGCCAGACGGGTGATGAAGTTGAAATCGGACTCGTTAAGCTGGTCGACCCGCAGGACCTTGATCGCCACCGGGCACACCGGGGTCCAGCCGTTACGGGCCGCCAGGTCGCGGACCACCTGTTGCAGCGGTACGTCTTCCCAACTGCCGCTGCGGGTGGTCTTGCCACTGCCGCGCATGTCGCTGGCCTTGCCGCGGATCTCCAGGGTGTCCGGTGGCCCGGAGACCACCACCTCATCCACGGTGTAGCGCCCGAGGCGGGTCAGCCCCTGGCCGGCATACCCCATGAACACCTCGATGCTGGCGCCACGGCTGGGCAGCGCCACTGCACGATCGCGGTCGTCGATGCGCAGCTCGAATTCGTCCGACTCCATGCCGGGTTTGTCCGAGGTGCGCAGGGACAGCAACCGCTCGTTGATCTGGCTGGTAATGTCCCGGCCATCGGCAACGATACGAAACTCTGGGGTCATAAAACGCCTCGCACTGGGTGCCGATCAGTAAAGGAATTTGCAGAAGCGAGACCAGGGCTCAGTCCCATAGCTGGACCAGCGCCTGCTCCGGCGCCGGCAGGTCCGGCAAGAGGATCAGCACCCCGGCACGCAATGGCTGGGGCTCGTCGGCCAGACCCTGGTTGGCATCCAACACTGCCTCGACGGTGCCGTTCAAATGCCCGTAATAGTGCTGGCACAAGGTGTCGAGCAGATCGCCGTCAGAGGTTCTGCAAGTCGTCGCCATAGCTTACGAACTCCAGTGAGAAGGCCTGTTTGCGTGGAATGCCGCCGGCCAGCAAATGGCCCTGGTCTTCGTCGATGCTGGTCAGGCACCAGGTGCCCAGGACCTCGCCGTAGCCGGTGGTCAGGCTCAAGGGGCGCAATTGCCGGCCGATGCTGCGCAAGGCCTGCAACTGCCCCAGTCCGCCCTTGAACCCGGGGAAGATCGCACCCTTGAGGCTGATGCGTTCGTCGCCCAGGCCCACCGCCTGCTGGGCACTGCTGCGCCCCAGGCGCTCCTGGCCAGTCCAGCGAAAGCTGGTCTGGCGCCGCAGTTCATCGAAGGCCGCCGTGTCCAGGTTGAAGTAATAGGGTTGGGAAGCAGCCCCCAGGGGCTGGAGGATCAGCAGGTGCGGGAACGGCTTGACCGCTTCGGCGGTGGGCGTTTCCTTGGCAGCGAACAGGCTGCTGGGAAAGATCGTGCCCAGGGCCGGGCTGATCTGCCCGCCAATACGGTTGATCGCCGCCCCGACCTTGGCCGTCTGCTCTTGCAAGGCGCCGAGGCGCTGTTGCACCTGCCCGGCTACCGTGACGGCCTGGTTGTACTGGGCCGCCACCTCGCCGACCCGGCTTTGCGCGGCGTCGATACCGCGCAGGATGCGGCGCAGCCGGGTGCCGACTTGCGGCCCGACCACGGGCAGGTTCTCCAGCTCCAGGGCGGCGCCGGTGATATCGCCGATGGCCCCGTTCATGGGGCCCAGCATCTCGTCCGCGCTGCGCCGCCCCGCCTCCGCTGCCGCCACCAGGGATTGCAACCCCGATTGCAGCTGTTCCATATAGGCCATGGCGTCTCCTTAAACGTGAGGTGCATCGGACAGCTGGCGAGCCGAGGCCTGGCGGCTGTACTCGTCGAACTGCCAACGCAGGTAGGGCTCCAGTTCCCGGGCCAGTTGCGCCGGGTCCTTGACATCACCCTGGACCGTGACCGATATCGCCGGCGCAAAGCTGAACTGCTGCTCGATCGCCGGCGCCAAGGGGGCCTTGAAGGGTTCGGCCAGGGTGCTCGACGTGCCGGGCGCCGACGGCATGGAACGCACCACCTGGCCCATCAGCGGCGGGGTCTGCCCGCTCTTGAAGGAGTTGGCGATATCGTCCATGACCGGCGGAATGTTCTTGCCGGCGTCACGCATCATCAGCGGGCCGGCGGCGGGCATCGACTTGAGCGAGTCATCGCCGCCGAACAGTTTCTTGCCCAGGTAACCACCTGCTTCGGTTCCAGCCCAGGCCGACAGGATTCCCACCCCAGCCCCAACGATGCCGCCAACGACCGTCCCGAGTACCGGTACCGCGGAGCCAACCATGGCACCGGTCATGGCGGAGGCGGCAACACCGGCCACAGCACCTGCCGCTGCACCCAGCACGCCACCGGCCAGGCCTCCGGCAGCCTTGCCATAACCTTCGGCTTTCTCGTCCCGGGTCTTGGCATTCTGGTAGGTGTCTGCTGCCTGATAGACAGCGCCGGCCACGGACAGGACGCTGCCGCCCTTGATCAGCGGCTTGATCACATTACCGCTGTTTTTAACCGCCGAGATTCCTGCTTCCAAGACCAGGGCGCCCTTGCTCGCCTTGCCTGCCCTGCCCGCATTACCTGAACCAAGGAGGTCCTTCAACTTCTGGACGGCCTTGGTGGCCAAGCCACCCTTGGGTTTTGCGCCCCGCCCCCCCCTGCGTCCCTTGCCACCTTTCTTGTCACGGCTGGTGTCGATGTCGTAGTCACCGCCACCCAGTGCCCCCGGGTTGGTGACCAGCACCTTCTGGATGAAGTCCGGGTTGCCCATCATCGAGCCCCGGGCCACGTTGAACAGGCCCTTGCCGAGGGTGTAGGCCGCTTGCAACTTCTTCAGCGCCAGCAGGCTGCCGGCCAGGACGGTCACCCCCAGTACCGCCGGAGCGGCCTGGTGGGTCAGCTCGGTCATGCCGTTCGCCAGCCAGGTGAGGCTCTGGCCCAAGCGGTCCGTGGCCGGGGTCAGGGCCTGGCCGAACGCCTGTTGCAGGTTGTCGACCGCGCCATCGGCTTCCTTCCAGATCTGCGCCGACGTCCCCCGGCGCTCGGCCTGGTTCTTGTCCAGCACACCGGAGGCCGTCAGCGAGTCCTGCTTGAGCTTCTGGTACCCATCCTGGCCCTGGGCGTAAGCCTGCAACGCCGCATTGACCTGCATGTTGGCGAACAGGTTGTCGCCGCGCAGCGACTGCGCCAGGGCGGCCAGCATCGCCTGGGCCTTCTGCGGATCGGTTTGCTGGCTGATCTGCGCCTGGGCCGCGGTCATCTGCGCGGCCTTGGCCGGGTCGGTGACCTGGATGTACTTCATGGCCAGGGCGAAGCTCGCCTCCAGGGTCGACATGCCTTTTTCCAGGCCGGTCTGCAGCGATCCCTCATAGTCGATGCCAGCCTTGGCATAAGCCGCGGCAGTGGCCGGTGAGCGAATCTCGCCCATCCAGTTCTTCAGGTTGCCGGCGGCCTCATCGGCGCCGTTGGCCGTCGACATCTGCAATTGCAGCATCGACCCCACCTGGCTCACCGCATCCATGCCGGTGAGTTTCATGTCCTTGGCGCCTTTGAGCAGGTCGGGCAGCAAGCGGGCCATGTCGGCCGCCTCGAAGTTGCCCGCCTGGCCTTGCAAGGCCATGGCCTCCAGGGCCCGCTCCAGGGTCTTGGGATCGGTGATCCCGGCCTGCGTCTCCAGGGCCCGGATCAGAGTCGCGGTGTCGCCGACGTCGGCCCCCTGGCCAACCACGAACTTGGCCGCCAGCCCGGCATACTGCTGGGCCTTGTCCAACGACGTGCCATTGGCGGTCATCCCGGCGATGAGGCTGGCGACCTCGCCGCGACCCAGCCCGGAGTCCCGGGAAACCTGGAGGACATTGCGTGCCAGCTGCGCCTCCTGCGGGGTATTGGCGATATTGCCCTTGATGGCGATGTCGCGGATCGTCGCCTGGTAGTCGGCGTTGATCTTGACCGGCACCGCCAGCACCCCAACGGCTTTCTTCGCCAGCTCGTAGCTGGACTTGAGGTCCGTCTTGCCCTGCTCGATCTGCCGCTGGCCCGTGGCCCTGAGCTCAAGGCTCCGGGCCGCACGGCCCAGGGCCTGGTACTCCTGGTTCAGCTTGCGTACCTGGATGCCCTGCTTGCGTAATCCGTCCAGGCTGCTGTCCAGCTTGGCCTGCAAGTCACCAACCGAGAGCGCGCCTTGTTTGCGGGCCTGGTTCAGCTCCCGGCGCAGGCGCTGGGTTTCACCGATGGCCGTCGCCAGCCCCCGGGCCTTGCTGGCCTGCTCGTCGAGCGCCTTGATCCGGTCTTCCACCGTCTTGGTGGCAGCAGCCCAGGTCGCGTCCAGGGCGCCGCCGATCTTTATCACTGTCGATACCAGCGTGTTGTTCGCCATTTGCCGCCCCCGTGGTGACAGGCTCAATCCGTGAGCCACCAGACCATGTCGCAATAGCGCATGGTCATGATTTCCTCAGCGCAAAAATGCAGCTCGCGAGCGAGCCGCTTCGCCGCCACCTTCATCACTGCCGGGTCAAAGCTCGTCGTCTTGCACCAGGCGAAAATAACCGGCCTGCAGGCGTTGGTAGTCCTTGAGGGTCAGGCCCTCCAGGTCCTTGCTGCCGACCTCGGCCAGGCTGGCGAACAGCATCAGCTCGCGCTGTTCGTCATCGCCGGCCGCCACGCTGTTGGCAGCGCGGATATCACGCACGGTGGGGGCGCGCAGAGTGAGCTTGTCGCACTGCACGCCGTTCATCGACACCGCCTTGCTGAGGCTGATCACCACGTTCTCGGGGCTCAACACCATCCAGGACGGCGTGCCATTGATTGCTTCAGACATCGAGGAAGTTCCTTACAGGCCCAGGGCCGAACGTTGGGCGGCGAGCTGGTCGACACCGTTGATCACGCGTTTCATGCCCAGGGCATCGATCTCGTAGATCAGGCGCCCGTCGACTTCCAGCTTGTAGTAGCTCACTGCGACGTTGTGCTTGATCTCGGCCTTGTCACCGGACTTCCAA